GGGTAGTACACATCGATCACATCCCCGAACTTCGCACGCATGAAAATCTTCAGACCTCGTTCCGTGCCCTTCGCACGGTAGAAGTCCATGATGTGCTTGATCAGGAAGCGGTTGCTTGTGCTTGATTCGTCGAGTGGGAAGTCACGGAGGTACTTCTCTTTGAAGTGAACAACGAAGTCATCGATCGTCTCATCGATGTCACGGTAGTCCGGCAGACGGCGTGAGTGATAGATGGGACCTTCCTGCGTCTCCATCCACTTGTAGTACTCTTTCGTAAACTCAATGAAGTCAACGCCCTCTTTCTGGTAGAACTGAGGGAACTGCTGCTCGATGATCGGGCTGATGAGTTCTTCGACTTCCTTCATGCTTACTCTCTCACGCTGACAACGGTCACGTCGATATCCTCTTCAAGGACTTTGAGAATGCTGTTCAGCTTCACTGAAATGTCTTTATTGCGAGCCCGAGCGTAAATCTTGACACCACTGCCGTCATAGCTCTGTGGCTGGAAGTCGAGAAGCTTCACCTCACCCGTCTCGTAGTTGACTGTGCCAACCTGACGGAGCGTGCGGTGAGTGTCATTCTCGTATGTGAAGATGAACAAGTTGCCTCGGCCGTCGTCATCAAAGAAGCACACTTTGCCGTTGTAAACGAAGCGGCTCGAGTACACATTGTTCTCTGTGCCCGCTTCGTGCGATGTTGTTCCGTCCATGTCGAGGCGAACGGTCTGCTCGAGCGGCATCTTGAACTCGATCGTGTAGTTCGAAGACGTTGATGTTGACGGCGTGAAAATCTTGATCGGACGAACCTCTGTGTCGTTCGAGATGATCGAAGGATCAACTTCATCGATCATGCCAATGAGACGAGAGTAGCGGAGTGTGACATCGAAGTCTTCCAGCTCGTCCAGCGAGTAGTTCGTCAGAGCAGCAATCACTGCGGTACGGATGTCCTCAGCAGAACGCTTCGTTGTGTTGACGTTGTACGTCACTGTTGTGTTCACATCGATGTAGAGGAAGTCTGGATCAACAATGACCGGTGTGATTGTCAGCGGCACCTTGTCAACGATGAACCCGAAGTACTGGTCTTTGTTGCTCTCGGGAACGCCGTCCGCACCCTCAACGTCGACAGAGATGAACACACGGCCGAACTGCGGCGGATCAACCTCTTCACCGCCGTAGACGTTGATCGACTGGATCTCTGGGAACTCGCGAGTGAGGAGCAGTTTGTAGTCGTTTGTCGTGATCGCGCGCTCTTGAACTTGCAAGTAGCGAGGTGCGTTCAAACGAATGCTCTCGGTGGTTTCCGCAATCGAACCACCACGCGCTACCTCAACCGTCTCCACAGATACATTCGCGTGGCCGTCGATAGCGCCATCTGATACGAATGTACGCGCTCCATTTGGCAGTTCACCGTGAGTAGTTCTATACTCAACGACAACGACTGCACCATCTTTGGGCTTGCGACCAAAGTTGCCGTCACCGAACACGACCTCGTATTGGTTGTTCTCGGCGGGCTGGAGGAAGAAGATTGATGATGTGCTGTTTGCTTGGTAGAGAGTGGAAGCAACGGTGTGAACGATTGCATTCGCACCGTTGTCTTCGATAACCGTGACTAGAATCGAGCTCGTATCAACAGTTGGGTTCGAAAGGACGAACCGCTGCTGAGTGTTCGCAAGATTGACCGAAAACTGGTCAGCAATGTAGACACCTTCGTAAAGCAAAACGCTCTCTGCGATAAATTGGCCGTTGTTATTCTTCGCATTGACAACCACGTTTTGGTCTGTTGAGAACGTGAACGTGTTGCTGCCAATTCTACTTGTGAACGTAGTGCCCTTGGGTACGAGAAGCGTGCTAGCGTTATTGTTTAGCAAAGGTGTTACGATGATATTTACCTCAGCGCGAGCTGATGTGAAGCTGCGAGGGAGGTAATTAAGTTCTTTCGCGTGCGACACAATCGAGTCGCGGAGCTGCGCGGTGTCGAGGAACATCTCGCTCGCGACCATGTTCGTGTAGTACGCGTTGAGGTACGTGTTGTACGATAGCAGGTCCAGCAGCACGGCGATATTGCTGCCTTCGAAGTCGACATCCCTGAACGAACTGTTCGAACGGAGGTATGCCTTGAAGTTGTTTTTGATCTCGTCGAAGTTTAGGTTGACGAGACTGATTGATGCATTGGCCATTAACGTACCCGTTCGAGAATCAGGTCTAGGGAGATTGGATCAGGCCTATTTATGATGGAAAATGTGAGCGTCACACCATATGCTGCGTTGTCCGGATCCGCTGAGACGACAATCTCAATCACCTTGACACGCGGCTCGAAGTTCTTGATCGCGCTTTCGATCATGTTCTTGATAGCCTGCGCCGTGATTGGAGAGACATCTTCAAACAGCATTTTGTGAACATCGCAGCCAAAGTTGTATTGGAACGGACGCTCACCTCGAGCTGTCTTCACGAGGTTGTATAGAGATTGCACAATCGCTCGGTCGTCTGTGAGCTGGACGAGGTCCTTCGATTGCGGCTGAACGGCAAATGACGTAGGGAAGTCGCTGTAGACGACTGGTTGCTTCTTCAGCGATGTAAGAGTGTCTCGACGTTGAATGACTGCCATTTGTTATCCCGCAAATACGTTAGATGAGCCCTGCGCTACACTTGATCCACAACTCACTGGATCCCCGACCCGGCCGAGAGCCTTCCCATTGACGAACACCGTGCTTGATCCGCCTGCGAGCGTCCCTGAGTGCGTCCCATTCGACGGCTTCGTGTGAGGAGCCCAAGAATCGCCTACCCTGTGAGCAGGGACGCCATTGATCGTCACATCGCCGCTGCCAGAAGTCGCAGCACGAGGAGGCCATCCATTGTGGCCCGTGCACATATCGCCTTGTCTCGCCGCCGCTGCCATATACTTATCAGTTCAATTTGATTGTTGAGCCCTTGAGCGTCAGTGTGCTGCTTGCGACGACGTCGATTGTGCTGTCGCCCCTGATGCTCATTGCGCCACCGGAGTGGACGCTCGTTGTTCCGTCTACGTTCACAGTTGCATTGCCGCCAACTTGAACATCCGTGTTGCCGTCTACCGTGACCGTCGCATTGCCCTCGATGTGAACATTCAGGTTGCCGCGGATCCGAACGTCTCCGTTCCCCTCCACGTGCACCCACTTGTCCTTCATCACCACTTCTATGTTGTCGTTCATCACCTTTGTGACAACACGGCCCTCGTTGTTTATTTCAACGTACGTCCCACTCTTGTGGTAGATGTGGATACGTTCTGCGTTGGGCGTATCGTCGACTTCAAACTTATGGCCACCTTTCGTCGTCCACGTGTGGTTGTCTGGATACTGAGCTGCGAATGCACTGGCTGGCTCTGGTCCGACTTGTTGTTTGTCGATGTCATTTGTTGCCCTTGCAAGTAGCGATACGTCGTGTTCATTCGGGATGCCGTGCAGGGAGCCAAGCACCATCGGGATCTGCGCTTCCTTCCCGTCCATGAAGAAGCCAACGACTGTGCTGCCGACCAACAGGCCCGTTGGGCTGCGGCCAATTGCCGTCAGTGACGCACTCGTTGCTGGCATCAGCACGCTCGCCCACGGAAGATCGTCGGTCGGGAGCTTTGCTTTGTTCATGTTGTGGATAGAGTGGCAACGGACCTTCACTCGCCCCAGGTTCTTCGGATCAAGGATATCCTCGACGACTCCGACGAAGAACACCGTCCCCTCTTGCCCCATCATTTTCGTTGTCATGTCTTCATGCCCATCTTAGCGCAGTCGAGAGCAATCAAATGCTGGTTGCGGCCGCCGATTGAGATAATGTGGCGAAGGCGGATGACGATATAGTGCCCGCTCGCGCTCTCGTCGTTCTTCCGGCCCTTCGTGTCTGCGACGTTCTTCTTGATGTCCAAGTAAATGCTGTCCCCGACATTCAGCGTGCTGTCTCCATTGATCAGTGCACGGACGACGTTCGTGTTGAAGAACTTTGCAATCGCCTGACGAGCACCCAGCGTGTCTTGCTTGAAGTTTGGTGGACGGCTCGAGTCAGTCGGAATGAACATCTTGCTGTCGCCCTTCGCTGTGTACTTCGACACAAACTGTGGCGACTGCGGCAGGACGGACCCTTTGTCGTTTGTCTTCACAGACGCATTCTGGATCTCGAACTTCGTCTCTGAGTATGCCTTTGTGTGCAGGTCAAAGCCGCCAACCGTATTCTTCAGCGCACCGGCTTGCATGCGAGTGATTGTGTCCGTCTCCTCGATCGACTCGAGCTTGATGATATTCCGGAATGCTGCTGCGTCCGCCTGCTCACTCCGTTTCACATCCGGTGCGTACGTGAAGTGCTTGCCTGGATCTCGAGTGCGTACTGCCATCTCGTTCAGTGTTTCCACCGTCCGGAAATGAAAGCCGCCCCTGTTCTCAAAGAATAGGTACAGCGAATTTGTTGGCGTCTGCGATACTGCACGGCGGCGAACAAAGTCAACTGCGGAGAGCGGAGTCAGCAGAGGGATCACGAGAGGCTCTTGCCCCTTCGTCGGATCCATCCACAGAGGCTTTGAGCTGTACAGCTCGTTGCGGACAATGTCCTCGACAATCTCGTGGATCGGCTGGTTATACGAACGATCAATCGTTCCCATAGCATTCCACCGATGCTCCTCAGAGATGCAACGGAGCGTATATGTCGCGCCTTTCCCGCCGTCGACGATTTGAACATTGTTGATTGCGACGACAGCAAAGTCGTACGTGGCAACGCCCTTGACGTCTCGACCAGGCGTGCGGAACGTGATCCTCATACGCTCCTCACCAATGATCGGGAATGACGCACGGAGACCAATGTAGTCTGTGATTGTGATATCAGCGAGCATTGTCGGCGCGCTCATGTCCTCGTAGATCGAGATTGCTGAGACCTGAGGGAAAATTGAGAGCGTGACGCCGTCTTTGACCAAGAACAACTCCTTGATCTCTACATCACCCGGCTTGATCAGATTTGCACTCATGCTGACAACAGCGTCCTGAATTCTTGTTCAAGTTGATTGATGAACCCCTTATCGAGCACACGGATCGTCCGCTTGCTCTCGTTCAACTCTTCTTCGTACGTGTATGCATTGACCGCTTCCCAGTACGTCGTCTCGTCTGAGGGAATTGCGTTGCGGAGAACGACAACGTCGACAAGCGTCGCAGAGAACGTCTCGTCCGCATTTTCGACTGTGCCGCCCGCAACAAATGTGCCTGTCACCTTATCCGCATCGACCTTGTACGTGATGTTGCCGTTGTCATCCTCGGAAGTGAGGATGCTGATGACGAATGCCTCAGCAATCAGGTTGCCGTTGTCCCACTGCCGGATCCGGTCGCCCGCCACAATGTCACCGGTGAGCTCAGCGATCTCGAGCTCAATTGTTTTGTTCGTCTCAACGACCCAATCAACTGGCTTCCGCTCGTAGCCGACAACAACGTCGTTGTGACCAATCCGCGCGTTCCAATACTTCTTCGCTCCGGCTGGGAGCGCATCAAAACCAGCAGTGGTCAGCACGCGATCATCCGATGTCCAGTTCACTCGGTAGAACATGATCTTTTCCTGAGCGACCGGGACTGAGCCGTACTTCGAGAGGATGTGCTGATCAAACTCCTCTGATGAGAGGTGCCAGTCGTGGTATGGGTCAACAATGTCGTTCATCATGTACACGACCCAAGAAAGGCTGTCATCATCGTAGTAGTTCGCTGCGACGTGGTCTGCACGCTCCCCGTCTTTCAACGTGTACGTGTAGAACGCTGCTGCGTACTTTGCAACCACCTGATTGATTTTTGCCTTCTGGAGGATATTCGTGGCAAGCTGCCCGTCGTATCCGATCTTCTGAAAGGGGGTGAAGTAGAACATCAGGGTTCCCTGTTACGGATTGAATGTTTCGCCGAAGTCGTCTCGAGTGAACGCTTCAATCTCTTTGAACTTCATCTGCAGCTCGTACTCGACTGGAGAATTGTCTTTGTGGAATGCAAGGCTGTTCGATGGAGCGTAGTTG